TAAGCTTCCGATAGCTTAATCATTGCTGTTGCTGCCGCAATTTTGGCATTCGCTGCATTGAAAGCGATGGTTAAAGGTACTGCACCATTGGTTCGAGCCTCGGTCGTAGGCTCAAATACACAGATAAAAGTTGTCATTGGTCTTGCCTCTTAATAAGGGATTTGTTCGTCAGTTTTAGAAATGGGTTTGCCTTCTAAACAGAGCAGCATCTGGATCTGGTCTTCCAGTAAGCTTGATTTCACCTGAGCATCAGCAAGAATTTTGCTTTGCTCAGCTTTGAGTGAGTCAATCTCTAATTGAACTAGCTCAGTGTTTGACGGAGCAGTAAAGGGAATGTCGATAGTATGCTCAGCAATGACAAAGCCTAAACCAGATTCAATATCATATTTGAATGGATAAGGGCGGTATTTGTATGAGCCATCAAATTGTTTCTGAGCATGAATGTATAAGGTGACACTTAGGGTTTTAGGTTGTGCTTTCATAGCAGCTCCTTTAAAATAACTGTGATCAGTGATTTATCATTGGTCTTGCCTCTTCTAGCGTTTGGTCGCGCTAGCAGAACTCTCGGTTAGCTTTGGTCGGCGACCCGAGGTAAAGGAACCCACTTCGGTGGGTTTTTTTACGTCTATTATTTGTTGCCCGTCTTTCCGAGCTGTCTGGTCTTGCCTCAAGCGTTGATCTAAAAATCTTTTCTGGTACTACTAAAAATTTGGTTTGAACACCTGACTAAACACTTGCTGTGTTGTTTTAGTTTAATAAATATAACTTGCGGTAATTTTTATGTCAACACCGCAGGTGATAATAATATTATTGGCGGTGATATCTGGTTGAATTCAGATAGCATTTAGTTTCAAAAATTACTTATCTTGCGAAGAAAGTCACACGGGGCGAAGTTAGAATATACAAAAAGCCCTCTTCAAGAGGGCTTAAATTTGCAAAAAGATGTGATTATGTGAAGTCACGGAGAGAATACTTTGTTTTACCGTCACCAACAGTGGTACATAAAAACTTAGCAAGAACTGGTTTTTCTAGAAATCCATTTATAGTCTCAGGTGATTTTATATAACTACTAATCGTAGCTACTTCAACGGATTGTTGGTCATTATCAGAAACAATCTTAAACTCACATCTTCTTTTGTTTGGTAGAACACCTAAGAAAATAACATTTAACTCTCTTATCTCTTCTTTAATGTTATCAACACTTAGCTTATAACTAATAGTTTCGAGTTGCTGAGGATTCCTAACAATTAAAGAAAAATCGCTATTTTTGATAGTGAAAATTGTTTTCTCTTTTACGAGTATATCAATGAATTCCCTAAGCTTTTTTATGGCATTTTCATCAAGATCTTCTAATTCAGCAGACAACATATCATCATCACTACTTATTGCTGACTTTAATACTCTGTATGTTTTTTCAAGTGAAGATGCTGTTATAGATTTTTCATCAAAGTCTAAAATGCCTCCGCGAGAAGGTTCTTCTAAAATAAATCCAAAAGATCCCTTGGCTGTACCTGTAATAACCATAGGTTCTACTTTTTGGGTGCCAAGGATTGGCAACAATGATGTCGAAACATTTGTTATTGCTGAATTAAATGCCTTTAATATTTTTGCTCCGAATGTTGATGATATTCCTACAGTACCAAAAACAGGATCACCTTTAAATGTTATAATAGCTTTAGCTGGTGAGTGTCTATTTATGTTGGAATTTTTTAATTCCTCATCAATTTTTGATAGTCTATATTCTAGGCTCATCCTGCTGATAACATCAGTTTCATCCATTGATTCAAGCATGGATATTATTTGGCTACGTTCACTAAGAACATAGATGTATTCATCTTTATTCATCGAAGCCCCCTGATATCAAATTTTGCAGTAGAGTATTGGCTTGTAGGTCGTCTTCTTCAGATAGAGGAATTTGTAAGAAACCTTTCCATGACATATCTCTTTTATGCGCCCACATACTGTACCAATATACAGTCATTTCTACTAGAGTTATTGGATCACTGTTGAGAATCTGCCAGTAAGAATCGACAAGATACAGGTCTTTCATTTTACTAGTGAATAACTCTAAGTCTTTATTAACTAAGGAAGTTTGGGTTTCGTTTTGTGGGATATAAAAAAATGTCACCAAGTCAATGTCATTTGGCTTTCTTGATTCAGTTAACTCAACATTTTCAGTAAAGCTACCATCAACCCATTGAAAACCAGTTGTTAGACCAATGCTGTATAATCGAGCTCTAAACTTCAAAAATCCAATTAAAATATTAGCTCTTTTTTTATTAAAAGCATAACGCTCGACCAATTCGATAGAGGTTGTTTTATATGGTGAACGATTAAAACCTACAGAAGATGACTCTCCTATAGGGGGGATAATTCCCGATTCATTCCATTCAGGTATAGTATTATTCATAGTGTTCTATATAAATATACTCATTTTGCACACCCTAAAACGTGTCATCAGGCCACTGGGACTTTACTACTTTACCGATAATCTGACAGTTTCCGTTGATAGGTATAAGATCGAACCTAGGGTTTAACGGTTCTAAATAATCTTGTCCTGATTCTCTAATCAATCGTTTAAATGTGAACTCGTCCCCATATAGTCGGGCTATACAAAAATCACCAAACTCAACATCCTGTTCTGGATCAATAAGAATCAATATACCTTCTGGAAAGCTTGGGCGGCCACCTTGTGGAGCTGTCATTGAATGCCCTTCTACTTCTAACCAAAATGCGCGTTCACTTGCTTTCTTGGCTGTTGGTATCCATGAAATGGCATCCTTTTCTGTGTATGCGCTACTATTTTCTGTAAATGCACCTGCTTGAACCTTGGTAAGCAATGGATATTCATATCTGTAACCATTAGAAATTAATTTCTGTTCAGAGACAGAGTTGAACATTTTTCTAATTTCTTTAGCTAATGATGGGCTGAAATCATCCACTGGAACGGCTAAGGCTTCGGCTAATTTTGCTGCATTTTCAACATTAATTGCATTTACGCCGTTCAATAGTTGTGCAATTGCACTTTGTCCCATACCAATAGCATTGCCTAGAGACTCTTGGGATAAACCAAGCTCTTTCTTTTTAGCCTCAAAAATAGACTTGAGTCTATTCGCGTCAGCTTTTTGTTCTTCAGTAATGGGTTTCTTTTTCATAGTTGGATTTTATTACCAAATGGAATATTTAACAAACACCGCAGGTGTTGACTAAATTATAACTTGCGGTGATAATGCGTGAAAAAGGAGGTAGTATGAAAAGAATCCCATTAATTGCGTTTGCCACTGAGATAGGCCAAAACAAGGCGGCTGAAATGCTTGGTGTCAGACAAAGCGCTATTAGCAAAGCAATTTTAAAAAAACGAAATATCTATGTCATACAAAAAAGCGATGGAACTATTGAGGCTGAGGAGATCAAATCATTCCCAGCCACCAAAAACGAGTAGAGCTATTTCCCTTTAAACAAATTAAATATACATGTTTGATACTTGAAAAATTGATTAACCATAATCAACTCTGCGACAGGAGACGCAAAATGAGTTTTGATATCGATATTGTCCGCTCTGAAATTGAGAGCTGGGCTACAGAACACGGTCAAGAGCACGTAGCGATTGAGATAAGTCGAGCGTATTTGCAGATCACGCGAGACAAATCACCGAGTCGCTTGCATGTTATTGAAGATGAACGAGGCCAAGCGGATTGGAAAGCGATTAACAACAACCGGCAGCAGATATTTCGTTGGTTGCGAGGCGACTCGAACGCATCAATGAAAAAATTAGCAGAGCTGATGCCTGCGATTGAAATGGCGTTGCCAGCTTCGAGGTTAGCTCGAGTACGTGGCGATACTAAAAACTATTTAGCATCAGTGGCCATACAGCGATTTGCAGAAGCTATGACCGAAATTTTATTAGAGGGGCGTGACATGTCACACCGAATAAATAATGCCGTTAACGCACTCAATGCAATATCACGCCCGACCAGCGTGCACTAATTCAAGAGGCAAGACCAATGCTAAGAACGACCGAATTGATTACCTATTGCAATGGTTTTTTATTGAATGGAAAGCCAGCAGACAGAAAACAAATCGAAGACATTTTCGAGGGAAGAAGGGCGATAGCGCTCAATATTGGGGAGCAATACGAACAACAAAAACAAAAGCTACTTTTAAAGAAATTGTCGCCTGAGCAGTACCAGAACGCTTGCCGCGATATCGCCAAAGCGCTGGGGGTGTGAAATGAGGCCATCAGACTTGTTACTCGATTTTGGGCGGCCAGTGGCTTACTACCCTGGTCTAGTTAAACGCTTTGGTAGCGTCAATGCGGTGATATTTTTCAGCCAGATATTTTATTGGCAGGATAAAACTGATTCCGAATTAGGGGTCTATAAGTCTTCTGAGGATATTACGGCCGAAACGGGGTTAAGCTATCGCGAGCAACTCACCGCAAGAAAACATCTTGTGAAACGTGGGATTTTAATTGAAACGGATAGGCGTTTAGAACACAAAATATATTACCGTATAGATTGTGACCAACTTGACCAATTTATGACGCAACCTATTGATAATCTCCCAAATGCGCAAAGCGCAATCGGGGAAAGTCACAATGGGGATTTGGCGAAACAACAAAATGAACAGTCGCCACAAGACAAATTCGACGGTGGCGGTGAAACAAATCCGCAGTTCGATCCTACAGAGATTACAACAGAGAATACTACAGAGAATATAAACCCTTCTTGTCCGGTCGTTTCACAACCCGACCAAAACACGAATGATAATTCGTTTGCGGCTCGCCACCCTGATGCCGTTGTGTTCAGTGAAAAGAAACGGCAATGGGGAACATCGGATGATTTGCTTTGTGCGCAGTGGATATCCAAACGGGTGACTGAGCTTTACGAAAATGCATCTGAATCTGATGACGACATCAAACCCCCGAAAGAACCTAACTGGGCTTTATGGGCCAATGAGGTACGGTTGATGCGCACGATTGATGGCAGGACGCATAGGCAGATTTGCCGGTTGTTTGATAGGGCCAATAAGGACCCATTTTGGTGCATAAATATTCTTAGCCCAAGCACACTTCGCAAGCAGTGGGACAAACTGGTATTAAAATTTGCTGAAATTCCACAAGGTGAAGATTGTTTGCCTGCACAAGCTCATTGGAATAGCCCTGAAGCATGGGAGAACACACTATGAAAAGTCTTCTCTCCGCAATTGAAAACAGAGATAACAAAAAATTATCGAGCCTAATTCAGCCAATCAATAAACCCGTTGGCATCAATGAGCATGCGGAAAAGTTGGTTGATATGCTGTTTGATAACTTAGTGCAAATTTTCCCAGCGGCAAAGCATACTGTGTTTTCAAATCAAGATGATGTTTCAGCAACCAAACGACAATGGGTACTGGCGTTTATCGAGAATGGCATAACATCCGTTGAGCAATTGAAAGCAGGAATGAGTGTGGCTAGGCAGCAAGAGTCTGATTTTTTTCCCTCCTGTGGCAAATTTATCAGTTGGTGTCGCGAGGGAATGATGCAAGCTATGGGTCTACCTTCAGTTTGTGAGGTCATGGCTGAAATGAAGCGCTATAGCAACATGGAGTGGCGATATCCATCTGTTGAGTCATTCCCTTGGAAATCAGCGGTTATGTATTGGATTGTGCCTGAAGCAAGGCGACGCATGGCGCAGTATAACTTGTCCGATAAAGAGATTAGGGAATCTATCAAAAAGCAGTTGATAGCTTATTACAACCAGATGCAGGAAGGTAAGCCAATCCCACCAATCAAGCCGTTAATTGGTCAAACTAAAAGAGGGGTTTCTACATCTGAACTCATCGATAAAGAGGGTAAATATCGACTGATTGGTCAGCAAGCGTTAAAGGAAATTAGGGCTAAAATTTTATATCGGGATAGATGATTACTTACTGAATGCTATTTTTAATTTTTGAGGCAAGACCAATGGCAAAAACAGCAGCAGAGCGCAAGGCAGCCCAACGCAAACGCCAGCGTGAAGCTGGCTTTGTTACCCCGCAGTGGCAAGTTGAGTCAGAAGAGCATGAAATGATTAAGCGTAATTGCGCATTGCGTAGACCAGGACGTGATCCCTATGATGAAAGTGAATATATTCAGATACTCATACGTAATGATGATGCGAGACTTAAGCGCGAGATTGCTGAATTATCCAATCGTTGTTGTGGTAAATGTGGTGAACGTTTACCAGTGACGGAATGTTGCCTTGATGGTGATTCTAAGTGTTGGGTAACCAAGGGATGGCATGCGTTGCAATTGAGGGTAAAATAGTCAGTATAATTTAATATAGGGGTGTTTCATGACTTTAGTAGATAAGCTGTCTATTTTTGGAAATTTAGCGTCAGTAGCTGCAATAGCTGTTGCTTTTGCGGTATTTTCGGTTCAACGAAAAGATGAGTTTACTAGAGCTGAAAATGATAGGAAAAATGAGCTATTAGCTTTAAAAAAAATAATAGTACTTAATTGCGAATCAATTAAGAATGCATTACTTGAAAATCAAAAAATACTTGATGTAATTATTTCGAGGAAGTATGCAGGAACATCTATTCAAAAAGCGGGGGAGTATTTTTATATTGTATTTAAAGATGGGTACGATGAAGAAAAAAATGAGTATTTTTGGAGTACGAACCAAAGGTTCTATTTTGCAAAAAAATTCCTTGATAGAGAGTTATTGACGTTAGCAAAGCATAATCAAGATATAATAACTTCATTCATGGATGTTACGAAGTCCATTGATGAGGCTAATAACACGCTATTGTCTCTTATTAATGATTTTATTAATCATAACTATTCAATGATTAAAATTAGAACAAATACTGTAGATAATTATTCAAAAGCTTTAAAGCTGAAAATCGATAACTTGATGCATGAGTTATCATTAATTTAGCATTGTTATCAGGCTTACTTGTTTGCTAAAATAGTATCTATTGGTCTGAACACCCAATCTTAACACTTGCTGTGTCTACTGAGAGAAACGTATGGCACAGCATAGCTTTATCAAAATGTCTAACGACACTCTTGTA